TTATTTTGCGTCGTTTTTGGGCGCGGTATACTTAAGAGCCTGATTGCTGTCACCCATGCCGGCGGTGGTGGGGTCGGTAACTACGCCAGCCACACCAAGGATGCCGAATACGGCAGTCACAAGCGAGACAAGGGCCTGCTGCCAGCCGTCCGCAAGTACGGAGATATCAAAGCCAAGCAGCTGCGCGATGCCGATGGCAAACGTGCCGAGCACGCCGATGAGGCCCGTCCAGAACGCGGGGTTCTTGAGTCTTACCTTCCAGTTGATCATGCTTGTCTCTCCTCTTTATTTATTTTCCGTCGCGCGGAGTATCATGGCCATGCACTCCTCGCGGGTAATGTTGGATTGCGGACGAGTGCCGTCTGATATCCCAGCGGCGGTTACTCGCTCTGCTACCTTCTCGGCTTTGGCCCAGTCGCTCGAGCCGGCTGCGGCCTTCTCGGCCTCATACTGTTCCATGTACTGCTTCCACTGCTGATATGTCATAGCATCCTCCTCTGTTGCCTTACTCGCGTAGTCCGGGAGGCAATAGCCGCGGATGTTGCGAGCGTTGACGAAGAGCGTGCGGGTTGAAACCGCTGCGCCCTTGTTGCCCTCGATGATAGTCATAACATTGCCGTTGATCTCAGCGACAATACCAACGTGGTCAGGCGTGCCGGTGTCGTCTCCGATGCCGGTGTCCTGCCAGTCGTACATGATGATGTCACCCGGCTCCGGCACGTAACTGTCGTCCTCCATCCAGCGGCCCGCGGCCTTGTAGAGCTCCACCATGCGATAGCACGAGCACTCGGGGAAAATAATATCCTCAAGCCCCGCCTGGATTCCCACGGCACTCACTGTTGTCGCGCACCACTCGTCGGTGTACTTGACCTTGTACCCGACCGGAAGCGGATTCTGCGTGTTATACAAATCGATTATCGCCTTGTATTTGCCGTTGGCCTCGGACCAACCGAGCCAACCGCGCATGATGTTGACCACGGTTTGCCGCAGTTCTGATTCTGTCATGTTTGCACCTCCCTTCACATCTGCAAAAAGTCGCGCTTTTCCAGGCGCTCATCATATACACGCAAAATATTCTTGATGGCGTGGGTTGCGCGGTTGTTCTTGTAATCCTCATGTGTCTTGCAGTAGAGGTTATAGGCGTCGATTACGGTCAGGATCTCTATAAAGTCCTCCCGCGTGTGCGGTATGTTGCGTAGCAGCTCGTTGTTGTATTGCAAAATACGCTCGCGCAGCCGGTCCGCATAGCGCACCTCGTCGGCTACGATGTGGTCCTCGAGCTTTTTGGCCGTCGCCTTCTGCGTGGATTTAACTGTGTCGAGTTCCTTGAGCACCTCTGAGTTAAGCGCCCTTCCGATGGCCCGAGCGATGGCTGACCACGGGTTAACCTTTACAGGCACTATTTCCACGAGCGTGAGCAATACAAAAAGCACCCCGCCGCTGCCGAGAAGTATTTCATTTAGCGTCACGGCGTACCTCCCTCAAAGTCTGCAAGTACTCGGAAATATTCGCGGCCCGGTATGCGGCTCGCCGGAGGCGATGCGCTCGGGAACGATATCACCGGCGGGACCGGCGAAGCCCCGATAAAATAAGCTATCAGGTTATCCCTATCGAGCACGATGTCTATGACCGAGTTAACGGCGAACAAGTCCGGTAGGCTCGTTATATCGTCATTTGCCACGCTGCGCCACTGGTAGGACATACCGTCAATTACAATCCCCGCCTCAACGTCGGCGGAGTTGCACGGCGATTGAAAGCGCACGCTCATGCCCTGTATTGCCGGGACGGGCAGAGTTAGCGACACGCTGCCAGCGAGTGCATTGGCGGAGCTTGCCGGCACAAAATATACGCTCTCTTTGGCGATATCTTTGGCCTGTGCCGGCGTCGAAAACTCACCCTTGAGCTTGTCGTGAAAATACTCCAGCGCGCCGCTGTCAACGGCCTTTTTCTCGTCCACGGCGCGTCCTCCTCTCACTCAAACATAGCGTCAATATCTGCCGTAGTAGCCCAGTTAAGCTGAATTTTCATTCCGAGGGCGTCCCAGCCGCCGTCGGATTTCCAGGCGTAGTTCATGCCCTGCTCGTCCTGCACGTCGTAGGTGTCGCCCGCGACGTTGCCCTCGGTTGGCAGGGCGCTGTATGTGGCCACGCTGCCCTTGTAGCGGTACACGTTGGTGATATCGCTCTTGAGCGCGTAGTCGCCCGCGTCGGTGAGCTGTGCCACGGTGGTAGGTACGGTAATGTTGACCGTCTTGCCCGTGGGAGTCTGAGATGCGCCGTTGACGGTGATGGCCTCTATCACGTTGGCCTGCGCGTTGCTCGGCGCGTGGGCACTCTGGCTGTGGGTGTAAGCTGCGTCGTAGTTGGCCTTGAGGTCGTCCGTGAGGTCATTGGTGACGGTAGGGATGGTGGGCCTGTTACTCAGGTCGTTATAGCTGCCGCTGAACGCCACGGCCTTGAGGTCGGTAAAGAACTTACTTATCTTGCCGAGTATGGCAGGCAGCGCCTCGCCGCTCGTTATGTTCTGGCGGGTGCTCGCGGGCGTGAACGCGGTCTGGATGTTGGTGCCGTCAGCCTTCGCGTAGTACGCTGGGGCCTGTCCGCCGAGCTGTGAGGCGTTGTCCACGATGCCGTCGTCGTTGGCGTCGTAGACGCTCTTCATCATGTCGCCGTAGCCGAGGTCGCTCAAGCTGTCGGAAAGCTCGTCAATCAGCGCCTTGAGCGCCTTGCCCTGCGCCGCGCTCAGGGCGTTTGTCGTGCTGTCGCTGGTGAGCACGTTCTCGACGAGCACGCGGGTGGCGTTCGCGGCGATACCCGCCAGCTTCTGCTTTTCATCGGCGGTGAAGTCGTTGGTAGAAAGCTGCTTGCCCTCTACCTTGTCCACCTTCGCGGCAATCATGTTCTCGATGATAGTGTTGTAGTACGCGAGTATGTCCAGATATACAATTTTATGCTCATCCATTGTATTTGACTCTCCGTTTCATAACTGATTTAAACATCGCGTCGATGTCTGCTGTAGTTGCGTAATTCAGAGTTTCGAGCTTGCTGTCAAGCTCGGCCTGCAATCCTCTGATAACAGGTATGCCGTGCTGGTTCGGTGCATCGAGGTCTAACAGCTTGGTGTGGCTGAGCGTCGCCGCGGGGTCGACAATGTTGATTTGCTCTGATATCGCGCCCTCGAACGTTTGTGAGGACTCAGCCAGCGTCACGTTGATGGGCGGCGTCTCGCTGAACTGCACAACGAGCTTCATGGCGTCACGCCCCCTCCCTCAGCCTCGAGCACGCCGTCCTTGAGTATGCGGCCCACCGGCACCGTGATTATCTGCGAGGCGAGCGCGCTGCCGTTGCTCAGGATGCGGAGCTGTATCTCTACATCCTGAGCCGAGCTGAGGGCAAGCGTGTCCTCCTGCGACAGCACGAGGGATATGGTGTCGCCGTCGAGCGTGCAGTCCGAGAGATTCTTGTCGAGGACGATTTGCGCCGGCGCGTAGGGCTGGAGCTGCTGGGAGAACGCAATATCGAGCACGTCAATGATGTTCGCGGCGAACGGGAGGACGAACTGCAAGGTCGGTGTCGTGCCGCGTATCATGGTTACGCCCCCTCGTACACCTGCCAGCCCTGCGGGTAGGCGCTGACGTTGCCGGACATTACATCGTCGATTGTGCCGAGGTCTGTCCAGCCCTGCAGGTAGGCGCTCGGTGCCCAGACGTTGTTGTCGATGGTCGAGCGCCACACGTGTCCGGCGTCGGTGCAGCAGTCCCCGGTCGCGTAGGGCGACGTGCTCATCGCCACGAAGGGCAGGGCCTTGGTCGGGTCGGTACTCCACACGAAGCGCCACTGTGCCGGAAGCTCCTCCGGCTCCTGCGTGTAGACATTGCTGTCGTACACCTGGAGCAGACGCACGACGCGCCCAGCCGAGGAACGGCACACAAATCCGTTTTCCTGCCCGGCAGGGCGCGTCAACATATTCTGCTTGGCCTTTGCAGCCTGGAAGTCCGGGATGTAGTCGGAGACGGCATTGAGTTCAGTGCCGGACATGTTGGGGCTGTCGGCCTGTACCTGCTGCGCCTGAGTTGCGCCGAATCGGTTAAAGGTCTCGAGCACAAATGTCTTGCTGTCGCTCATATACTGTTGACCCCCTCTCTGATAGCCGCGGCGATTTCCTCATACACCTGGTCAGCGCCTCCGCCGCTCGGGGTCGGCGGGTCCGGCTCAGGTGCGGGCGTCCATGCGTCGTATGCCTCCTGATTCGCTTCGTAGCCTGAGACATATCCCCGGCGGATTTCGAGGATTACAAAGCCGCTGTAAGCGTTAAACGTGGCATCCTCGAGCGAGTCCGGCCAGACAGCGTACCCGGGCGGTGCGATGGGCTTGTCCCACATCTGGAGCGCCGGGTATGCGCCGTTGCTGTCGGGCGTTGTGCGTATGATCCTCATCATGCCATACCTCCGAGTGCGATAATGCCATAGACCGTGCCGCTGGCGTTGAGCTGCGCGGCGGCGCTGGTGCCGTACCACGAGAGCGTCATTGCCTCAGCGTCCCACGTCACCGGGCAGAGGGTGACGGTGCCGTTGTTGTTTACTATCATGTTGCCCTGCGAGGACTGCCCCGGCGCGGAGTTGACCCAGTAGCCGGACGTGGCCGTCGACGCCGCTGCCGCCTGAATGAACACCAGTGTCGGCTCGAAGCTGGTCCGCACGCTGCACGGGTTCCCGCTGCCGCTGGTGCCGGTGCCGGTATAGGTGCCGGTGTAGACGCGGTCGAACAGGGTGTTCGCGTCGAGGCCCTTGAGGCCGATAACGTAGCGCGCGAGGGTGGCGGGGTAATAGGGCTTGCCCGCGTCGTCCTCCATGAATCCCGCCGCGCCGCCGTCCGGGAGCGTTACCGCCGGGACTTGGAAGTCGCACTGCTGAGTGACCGCAAGGAAGCCGCTTGCGCTGGCCGTGACGATTATGTCGTGGTCGCCCGCGTAGGTCAGGCGCGTGTCGATGGGGAGCGTTATCTGCTGCGCAGATGTCACAGTGCCCGTGTAGATGGTCTCGTCGTCGTAGATGGCCGTGACCGCGATGTTCGAGGCGCTGGATGCGCCCGTGGAGCCGATGGAGAAGACGAAATCAAACGGCGCGGGCTGCTCGCCCATGTCCGAGGGCGGCCCGGAGAAGTACAGCCAGCCGTCGTTGACGGTCTGCATCGTGCCCGTGGCGTAGGGGCCGGAGTCTCCGTCGTCGTCCGTCGCCTTGACGCGGTAGTTGACCGTGGCCCAGTCAGCGTTGATGGTGTCGGTATAAGTGAGATTTGCGCCGCTGTATATCTGCGTCCAGGTGTCGCCGTTGTCCGTCTGCCGCTCGAGCTGGTAGCTCGCTACCGTGCCGTCCGGGTCGGTCGCCGCCGTCCAGGTGATGGTGCACTGCTGTCCGCCGATGACGGAACCGATGCTGATAGACCCGGGGGCCGTGGGCGGGAGATTGTTGGTCACGGTGAGGGTCGAGCCGGTGGTGTAGGTGCTGGAGGAGAAGCCCCAGGTGTCGTTTGCCACGACGCGGGCCGCAAAGGACGTAGTGCCCGCCGGGATTGTGTACTGCTGGCTCGTGGCCGTGGTCTTGGTTGCGATTGTCGTCCAGCTCCCGCCGGAGAGCTGCACCTGGTAGGTATACTGGATGGTGCCGCCGTAGGTTGGCGTTGTGGGCGTGACGTTTATCGTGATAGACTGCCCGCCCAGGGGAGACTGATTGCTGTACCCCACCGCCGTGGCGTCGATGCTGTCGGAGCCCTGGTAGGTGTACCAAGACGAGCCGCTTACACCGTTTTGAGGATACGCAGAGGAGCTGCTGTTTGATGTTGTGCCGGTGGATGAGCCCTGCTGAGGCGTGGCAGTTATTTTAGTTACGCTACTAATAGGCCAAGTGATTACCGTTGGAGATGTGCGGTATACTACGTTAGTGCCAAATCCTCCGTTGCCGCGCGTCCAGGCATTTACGGCCTGAAACATGCTTGATGTGGTCTCGTCATGTGAAAGCGGCCGATTGCTTTTTTACATAATATATTGCGTCGCTCCCGTTTATTTGCAGATAGTATTCGCAATAAGACCAGGCGCCCTCTGTCCACAATCTTGAGTAGTTTGTTACATTTGTTGTTGTCGAATAGGTAGCAAGTGTCCCACTGTATTTAGTTCCAGTAATAGATAGCCCTGTTTGAGAGTTTAATGTATATGTTGGCCCGATTTCTACAACAGTATTTGGGGCAATCGGTATCAATGCGCTGCCAAACATGGGCACACCAGAAGGGCTGATATTTGAATTTATGGTTGTTTGCGACTCTGCGTATGTATATGTATATTTCCCCCACACATATCTCGTTGCCATTTACTCGCCCCCTTCCGAGAAATCGACCACGACGCCGAAATACAGCGCGCCGGGCATCCGCTGTGTCGGCGGGGTAGCCGACAGGTACGGAATGAAGCCCTTGGAGGGCGCGGCGTTGACGAGGTAGGCTATCAGGTTTGTACGGTCGAGGATGATGCCAATCACTGTGCCCTCAGCAAACAGGCCCTCCACGCCCGCAAGGGGTTCGCTGAGCGTGTCCAGCCACTCGTACTGCACCCCGTCCACCGTCACGCCGACGGTGACGTCCTCGCTGTTGCACGGGGCGGTGAATTTGACGCTCGTGCCCTCCTGCATGTCGTAGGACGTGGTCACGACGATGGAGCCCGCGACGAGCGTGGCGTCGTCCGCGGTGACGCTGTTGCCGTAGACGATGATGTTGTTGCACATGGTCTGCGCCGCGTTGACCGCCGACATGAGGTAGTTGTAACCGTACTGCGTTTCAAGCCCCACCGCGGTGCCGTCCGGGGCTACGATCTGGTTTGCCTGCCAATTTGTCGGCAGGTCCGCGGGAAGCGGGTAATTAGGTATAGTTATCGGCATTGAGCTGTCCCTCCTGTATGAGGATTGTGTGCTGGAGATTGACGGTCTCGGTGACGGGGACGTATACGCTCATGGATGTGAGCGCGTTCCCATCCGCGTCCATGAGTGCGACGCTCGTCACTGCGTCGGCCATCGTGGTCGTGACGTTATACGACACGGTCAGCGTCGCCGCGCCGCCCACATACTGCGCGAGGGTCACGGCCTTGTTGATGGTGCCGATATCGATGCCGCCGTTTATCTGCACGTAAGCGACGTCGCCGCTCGTGAAATTCGCCACGCCGTTCAGCATGGCGGGCTGTATGCTGTTGATGTTGGCCGTCTTGACCACCTCCACATCTGTCTCGTCCGCGAAAGGCTCCGCGCCCAGCGCCCAGGAGCCGAGGTAATAGTTCCACTCGAAATGCGCCGAGCGCACCTCCTCGCTCATGAGGACGCCCGTGCGGATAAGCGGGCGGCTGATATACGTTATGTGCGCCGGCTTGATGTGGTTGACCGTATACGCGAGCTCCTGCCAGTAGCTCTGGTCCTCCGCGCCCGCCTCGATGGTGAGCGCGTAATTCGCGTAGTCGACCTCGACCGACCACAGCCCCGGCCCCACCAGCTCGTCGAGCTTTTGATACAAAAACCCAAGCGTGTACGGCGGGCGCATGGATATGCGGTTGAGCACGCGGGCCCGGCGGAAGGCAAGCGTCTCCGTCGCCGGGTTCGGTGTGATGTTGAATATCTGCTCCCACATCTGCACGCCCGCGAGGTTCATGGTCTGAAAGTAGAAGTTGCCCGCGATGCCTTGCGTCACCAGGGCGGCGGTTTGAAGCTGCTGTGCCTCCGCATTACATATCTGCTGATACTCGGCCACCTCTCGATACCACGGCGGCAAAAGCTTGAGCAGTTCGGTGTCGAAATCGTAGGTGATGTCACTCACTGAGCGTCACCGTCCCCGTTATCGGCACTTGCTGCGTTGCGCCGGTCTCCGTGAGGATGAGGTCGGCGGTGCCGCCGTTGAGCTGCACGTTCGTGGCGTTCACGACGCCGGGCACGCCGACGATGGCCGCGGTAATGCGTGCGACGTAGACGTTGGCCTGGTACTCCACGGACGTGGTGTTGACGGGCGTGGCCCACTCCTGCCGCACGCTGAGCATGTAGTTTTCTACGGCCTGCTGTATGGGGGTCTGCACCTGCCCGATGGCATAGCCGGACGCGAGCTGCAAGGTGGCGGAGACATTGACGGTCAGCTCCTCCGGCGCCACAACGGTGACCTGTGCGCCGATGGGCGCGGTGCCCAGGCCGAGGCCCTGATTCGGGGGCGGGTCGACGGCGTTCTGCACGTTCTCTACCAGTGTGGGCGATGCCGGGAGGAAATCCGCGCCGAGCACCGAACACTTGACCGTGCCGCCGCCGTTCCAGGTCGGGTATACCTGCACCGCGCCGACGCCGTCAATGGCCATGATGTACGTCCGGTAAGACGCGATGTTGCCGCCGAATGGCCGGTCATTGAGTGCCTCGATGATACGGGCGCGGAAGTCCTCGTCGCTCTCCTCGTCGTCGCCGGGGACAAGGATGTCGGTTATCTGCGCCGAGTTGAGGCCCGGTATGGCCGTGATGGGCAGCATCGGCCCGGTGTACTCGTTGCCGATGCTGCCGGGGGTCTCGGCGGTGAGCTGGAAGTAGTAGTCGCCCTCGGTCTCCCCTGTCGTTGCCGCCGTCGCCTGAAAGTTGATGCTGTCCGCGCCGTTGATAGTGGAGTAGCGCGAGCCGATGGGCACGGCCATGTCGAAGATGCCCAGCCGCACCGCCGCCGAGGCGGGGTATCGCGTGAGGCCCGCTATGACGGCGAGGTAGTCGAGCGCCTGCCCCGTGGCCGTCTGGATGTAGGCCGCGAGCTGCACCTGGTTGAGGCTGATATAAAATCCCTCCAGCGCGTAAGCCGCGGGGCCCAGCGCCGTCGGGATGGGGGATGTGTCGCGCTTGTCAAAGGTCGCGGGGACCTGGTCGAGCATTTGCGTGAGGATGTTTTGATAGGTCTGCTGAGAGAGGTCAATCATGCGATGTTCACCTCCGTGGTGGTCTGCACGTCACCGTAGACGGTGGTCACGGTGAGCGACGCGGTGAGCACGTCGTCGGCGATGCTGTACTTGAAGTCCTTGATACCCGTTACGCGGTCGTCCATCACGAGCGCGTCACGGATGCGGCGCTGGAGCTCTGCGGCAACGTAGCCGGGGTCCTCGCCGATGAGCCCGCGCCACTGCATGCCGGAGTAGGGCGAGTATATCTGCCAGCGGAACCGCTCGACGTTGAGGATGACTTGCACCGCCTGGACCACGGCGTCGTAGTTGTCCACCGTGCCCTGTATGCGGTTGGTGTCCTTGTTGATGTACCACGTCAGCGACGGCATGGACTCGACGGAGACGATGGGCGGGAGCGAGCCGCCCTGCGGTAGCGTCGGCATTATCCACCACCTCCAAAGTCAAAGACGCGGGATATGATGACGAATTTCTGGCCGTTCTGCACGCGCATGAGCAGCACCTTTTGCCCCACGGCCAGCCCCTCGTTGAGGGTGATATACCCGCCGCTCACGGGGAGGTCGGAGCTGTTCTCGCCGCATATAATCTCGCTCTCCAGCAGCGCCGGGGCCGTCGTGCCGCCGTCGTAGCTGTGCGAGTGCTGCAAGACGGGGATTTTCTTCTCGACCACGGGCTCGGTCAGGTAGAGCACGGACTCGTTGAGCGTTGCCATGTTGGTGTCGAGTTTTATCTCAAGCGGGTTCACGCTGGCCACGGTGCCGACCTGCATTTCCGTGGGCTGCGTGGCCTTCTGCGTCTGCTGTATCATCTGCTGTATGACTTCTTTGAGTTCCATGTTTACAGCTCCATTGTCTCGAATTCCATCGTGTGCGTGTCGTTCTCCCAGGTGTGGGTCACCTTCTCAAGGAGGACGTACTGGTCGAGGTCGATGTCGCCCATGTCAGGCACATACATCCGCACGAGCTGGCCGGCCCGAAGACCGGGCACGCCAAGGCTCTCGACCTTGAGCGTGCGCAAGCGGGCGTTGTAGTAGCTGAGCATCTCCACCGCCTGCGCCGTCGCCTGCGCGTCGTTTACCGCGCCGTCGATGGACTGGTATATCTGCAAGAGGCCCCACCGGGCGATGTTCGCGCTGTCCTGCGCAATGAAGATCTCCTTCTTGCCCGTCTGCTCGTTTGGCCGCGAGAGCTTGACCGAGTTATACGTCTGCTGGTCGATGTCGGTCTTGTACGAGTAGTCCGTGAGCAGCGAGCGCTCGCCGATGATGGTGTCGGAAATCATGTTCGCGGGCTCCTGGAGGGCTATGCCGTTGCCGTCGTCGTACATGACGTACATCGTGCCGGTGTTGAGGAGCGTCTGCTGGATAGCCGCCTCCGCGATGTCGAAGCAGGTCTGGTCCTGCTCGATGAGCGACGGGAGCTTGTACCCGGTGTCGGCTATGTCTCCGACGTCTATCTGCATGTCCGCCGCCATCTGCTTGAGGATGTCCCCGGCGGTCATATCATAGAAGGCATAGGACGCGGAGTTCTTAAAATACCGCAGCCGGTCGTAGCACACGACGTCGATGACGCCCCAGCGGTCTTTGGTCTTGGTGAACACCCAGCCGTAGAACTGCAGCTGCCCGTCAACAGTGAAGCGGACGATATCGCCCTCCACGAAGGAGAGGTCGCCCGCTTTGTTTACTGTGAACTTGAAGGTGCCGGGGGAACCCGTGCGGTTGGTCGTCCAGCTTGCCGTCTGCGTGCAGTTGGCGACGTCCCAAATCTTGCCCGTGCGCTTCTCCTGTATCAGCAGCTGAACATTCACGTGCGGCTCACCACCTGCAAGGCGCTCGACTCTACCCAGCCAAGCGCGGTGCCGTCCTCCGCGGTGATATACACGGAGTAGGGCTGTGAGTTATTGATGCGCATGACGTTGACGCGCTGCCCGGAGATGGGATAGCTCACGCCTCCCCCGTCGCTCGTCTGGTAATAGGTGCCGTTGGCCAGCGCAAGCGCGCCGACGTAGAGCTGCCCCTGTGGGATGTCCCGAGACGGGCTCACGACGAGCATTGTCGCCGTCGTGGTACTGGTCGCGGTTGACGTGGCCCCGGCGGCCCGCGACGCTGCCGCTGCGGTCGTGGTGGTCGTGCTGCTGGCTATCTGCATCCGCTGCGGCGTGTAGTCGCGGTATTCCGTGACGGTGAGATCATAATAGAAGTCGCCCACCTCGCCGCCGCGTTCCTCCGTATCAAACGCCGTCACGAGTATGGGAAAGCCGACGTCGCCGGTTCCGAAGGGCGTGCCGTCCTCATAGCTCCGCACGGGGGTGTATATGAGGACGGTCTTGTTGTCCATGGCGGATTGAAAATAGTTGATGTAGACGTCCGGGTCCTGCGCGTTCGGGTACTCCGAGTTGTTGCGGCCCGGAAAGAACGAGGAGATAGTCACCTCGCGGAGCTTTGGCGTCCTCGGGACCATGATGGGGCCGATGCCGAGGACGTTGTACTCCTTGTTGTCGTTGTCTCTGGCTGTCGGGAATTTCTCAGGGTTGACGGGGAGCTGTATCACGCCGCCCGAACCGCCCGAGAAGAAGATTCCGTAGTAGTTTGGCATGATATCACCCCATTGAAAACGCGCGCGCCGTCGTGGTGGCCGAGCCCGCGTTTATCTGCTCGAGCAGCACGTCGCGGAGCGTGTCTGCGAGCCGCTGCCGGTCCGCCGCGGTGTTGCCCGTGTTCTGGCCGTTGATGGTTATTACCGGGCTCTGCGCGGTGAGGTTGATTTTGTTCACGTACTGCCGTTCGGCCATGTCTACGAGGTTTTTGAGCTCTTCCTCGGCAATGTCGAGGGATTTCTCAATGCTCCCGGCGCTGCCCGCCGTGCTGGCACTGCTGTCTGCGATGTCGGCAAGGTAGTCATTGCTGGACGCGCCCGCGCTTGTGCCCGCGGCCTGACGGTCTGCAATCTCCTGCTGCCGTGCGGCGTGGTCCGCGAGGCGGTCTGCCTGCATCTGCTCGAGGGCTGCGTCCCGTTCGGCGACGGCTTGGTCGTAAGCCGCCTGCCTCTGCGCCAGGTCGTCGGCTCGGGCCTGTTTGTTTGCCTGGTACTCCGCCGCGGCTGTTGCCGCAAAAGTCACATGGTCAATGGCGCCAATGCTTGTGCCGAGAATGGAGTTGATGGCCGAGGTGAAGCTGTTGATAAGGTCGATTGCGCCGTTGACCATCTCCTGTATGATGGTCAAAACGGAGACCTTCATCGAGCCCACGGCGTCGGCCACATTGTAGGCTATCTCGACAAATTTCAGAGATATGAGCCCGCCGAAGTTCTGGATGGAATACCAGAGGCCGGTGAACCCAATAACAAGGCCCTCCCAGGCGGTTGTTATTGTGTCGACGCAGATTAACCACGCCGTTTGCAGGCCACCCACGGACTGCACCCAGCTATACACCGCTGCCACGACGACGCCGATGAGCAGTGCTATGTACGTCAGCGGGTTGGACAGGAGCGTCGCAAAAAACGTTTTGGCCGCGCCCGTGGCTATCGCCTGCGTTGCTGCGTATACCGCGACTGCGGCGGCGAGGCCGTAGAACAGCCCGATGACCGTATCGATGTTGTTGCCTGCAAGGTCCGCGAGTTTCCCGATGGCGTTGAGCACCGGCTGGAACGCCTGCGTCAAGGTGTTCATTGCCGACGTCCACACCTGCCCCCAGGTGTACGGCATGGACTCAAATTTCGCGTTGGTCTCTTCCGCGGCGGCGAACATGGCGTTTTTGACCACCTGTGCGGTTATCTGTCCTTCGGAAGCCATCTCGCGCATTACGCCGACGCTCACGCCGAGGTAATCCGCTATGCTTTGCGCTATGGTGGGGGCCTGCTCAAGTATCGAGTTGAGTTCCTCGCCGCGCAAAACGCCCGAGGACATGGCCTGAGTCAACTGAAGCATGGCCGCTTGTGCGCCCGCGGTGCTGGTGCCAGCGATGGTCATCTGCTTATTGACCTGCTCTGCAAAGGCCACAATCTCAGCCGATGAGCCGAAAGCGTCGCCTGCAAGCACGCCCAGTTTGGACACAAGGTCCGCCGTCTCCTGATACGCACCGCGAGAGCGCTGAGCCGAGGCGAAGATCATGTCGTTTAGCTCCGCCGTGGTCTGGAGGCCGTCGTTCATCATGTCGAGGCGGGCCGTGGTGCTTGTCATAGCGTCCGACAGGCTGATAATGCCCTTAACCGCCCGAATGCTCAAAACAGCCGCCGCAAGGCGTTTAACGCTGCTTGTGAGGGCGTCTGTGCTTGCTGCAGCCCGCCGCGCTCCAGTTTCAGTCCGGCGCGTCATTTGCTGCATAGTGGTGGCGGTTGCGGCAGTCGCTGTCTCTATGTTGGCCATTGAGTAGCGCACATCGTTGAGCGCGCTCTCGGCGCCTTGGCACATGCTCTCGAACCGCGCGAAGGTCGAGGAAAATTTATCGTAGAGGACAAGCTCTTCGCGGATTGTTGCCATAGTCTGCCCCCTTTATTTCTGGGCTTTCTTCCGGGCCTTGATTTCCCGGTCGACGAATTCTGCAATCAAAAGGCGCTCCCGGTATGGGAGCGCCGCGTACTTACTGGGAGGCCACCCGAGATTGACAAAGCAGTAGTAGGCTACCATTGTCTCGGGGTCGCCCCCCTCTAGGAGTTTTTTGCCTCGTCCTCCGGAGAGTCGGCGTCAAAGCCCGAGAGCGTGGAGATAGCCTCCATGAGTGCTGCAAACTCGCCCGCCTGCAGCATCTTTCCCGGAACCTGCATCGGGTCGAGCGTGCCGTAAGCCTCGCAAAGCTCCTTATCGCGAAAGTCGGGGAACACCGTACCGGTCACGACCATCCGACGCCCGTACTCGATAGGGTCGAGGCGCTCCTGCACGGTACCGCTTACTTTGTACTGCCGACGCGATGCCTTGGTTATCTGCTCGTTTTCCTCCTGAGAGATCGAGCGGATTTTGAACGGTACGGGTTTGCCCTGCTCGTCAAGGAACCGCTTGGATATTACTATTTCTTTCTCCTCCCGCAGGTACGCGGGCTTGAGAAACGCGGAAAGGTTGCTCATGTGATAGCCTCCATATTACGAGCCGTAGTTGGTCTCGGTGGTGAACGAGGACAGGGTGCGGGCGTTGGTGTACGAGAACGTGCACTCCTGCTCCAGCATCTCGGTGTCAACGTCGATGATGGAAAGCAGCAGCTCGCCGGTCAGCTTGCAGCCATAGTAGACCATGGTCTGCGTGCCCACGGTGGCCGTCGGGTCGTTGTTGGTGACCTGCAGGTCAAAGTAGGTGATGACGCCCGTCTCCATATAGGTCATCGCCATCTGCGTGAGCAGCGGCGTGCCGTAATAGATGGTCATGGTGCCGGTCTGCTTGACGCCCGTGGTCTTCTGCTGGATGCGGGTCGTACCAACGACGGGCACGTCCGTGCTCTGGATATCGGCGGACACGTTGATTTTCTTTGCCCGGAACAGCTCCTGGGACTGGCCGTCAATGGTCACAAATGCCTGCCCAAGTTTGCCGTTCAGCGTGTCGCGCTCAAGGAGAAACTGTGGATTAGCCATGCCTGCTCACCTCCTCAGTTGATTTCGATGGTCATATAGATTTTCTCGACCGAGTCGACGGCCTGTATCGCCACATCGACGATGATAGCGTCGATATCCGTGCCCGGAAGGACCTGCACGTCTTCGGCGGAGAAATTCTGTATGCCCTGGTTGCCCTGGATGTCGAGCAGGTAGCCGACAATTGCGGCCTGGAACAGCGCCCGGCCCTGCTCGTTGTTGTTTACCACGCCGATGAAGTTCTGCGAGAACTGCTTGTAGACGTCGTTGGCGATGGTGTTGCACAGCCGCATGACGCGGTTCTTCCGATATACGTTGGTAATATCGGTCGTGAACGTGGTCAGGCTGTTGATGTCGGTCTCGATGCGCACGATATTGTCGTCCGCATTGAAAACCAGCTGCCCGGCGTTGATGGCGGCTATGTACTGCGCGTTGGTCATGACCGGGGTGCAGGATATAGCGCCGGGATAACTGGCATAGGTGAGGGACTCGTTGTACTTCGCGCCCGCCTCTGCGCCGCCGACCCACCACGTCGCCTGCTGCGCCGTCAGCTGCACGCCGCTCGAGAGCGTGACGCCGCTCTCCACGTCGATGACGTAGCGGCTGTCGGGATTGGTGAGGCCGGAGGCGACGAGCTGGCTATACTGGCCGTTTTCATCGGCAAGGCGCTTGATAAACGCTACCATGGCGTCCTGCACGGTGCTGTCGTCGCCGTCGTAGATCATGATGTCGAACTTGTACGGCTCAATCGCGGCGAGATACGTCGAGTACGCGGCACTCTGCACGGTGCCGTCGATGCCGCCCGTAAGCGTCACGCCCGTGGTGGCCGTGAGCGCGCCCGTGCCGCTCCATGTTACCCAGTCATTAGCCACAAGGTCAGAGACGTTTGCGCCGGTCTGCTCATCAACGATGTTCCCGTCCACCACGGTCGAGACCGTGAACGTGCCTTCCTCGTCCACAACCTCGGTAATGACGATGGTAATGTCATTGCCACGGCCGCCCGGATACAGTGCCGTCGCCGTGAGCACGCCGGTCGTGGCCGTCGCCTGCGCCGAGCCGGTTGCCGTCGGACGGTAGAGCAGCAGCGTATTAGGGGCCGGGGTCCGGTTGCTGCCCTTGAATATCTCGTTGAGGAACTGCGCCTGCGGTGCCGTGATATCATAGCCGCAGAAGGGCGTCATGTCCGCCCCGGCCTCGACAGTCATCACCTGCCCAACAGGCCCCCACGACATGGGCTCACATATAGTCACAGTCCCGCGCTCTCCGACCGTAATGCCGAGACCGCGGGACGAGGTGAACCGGATATATACGCCGGGACGTACCTTGTTTTGGCTCGTCCAGGTTCCACCCGCCATGTTAATTCACATCCTTTCCAAAAAAAGCGGAGACCGCTTTATCGGCCTCCGCGAGCGTGTATTCAGGTTTCTTGAGCACGGCGGCGAGAAAATCTTTCTGGTATCCCGCGTAGCGTTTGCTTTTGAGCAGCGCCTCCCGTGCAAACATCTTCTTGGCATTACTGTCCTTGCCCATTGAGCACATCCTCCGAATAATCCATAGTCTGCATATACACCGGCGTCTCCGGCAGGCTCACCCACACGCGCACCTCGAACTTGTAGTGCATCCCGTCGAGATCTATGCGCGACTCCTTGTCGTAGGTGCGGAGCAGCGTCATGTCCGTCCCGTCTGAATAAGTGAAGGTCTCCATGACCACGTTGAGCGTGTCCACCGCCGCCTGATAGAGCTGCTGCATGTTCGGCTGATTGTAGTCCTCGAGGTACGTTAGGTCAAGCCCGATGCGAAGCCTCCGGCGCCCGTCCTGCTGCAAGTCCGGGTAGTTGTATCGCTGCTGCAGGAACATGCACGGGGGTTCGGTGCCCTGCTGGTTCGGCCCGGGGTAGAACGTCACGCCGGGGAAATACGGCGCAAGGTAAGCCGCAAGCGACGCCGCAAGGTTCGCGGTTGCAAACGTCATCCCATCGCCTCCTGTATTTTGCGGTCCAGCTCGGCCAGCACGGTGCGCCGGTACGCCTCTATGCCCTTGTCGGTCATAAATTCACCGGGGACGTACGGAGTTTTCGTGCCGACGACGATGCCGACGTCCGCCCCAGGGTCGTACTCCAGCAGCCCAGAACCGGGATTGACGTACAGGCCCGGGACAAAGTGCTTGTCCATGCGGTGCCCGTCGTTGACGTAAGAGGCGTATTCGACATTGTTCGCCAGCGCCGTGACGTGCTCATTGCCCCTACGGGCTGGCTTTGTCTGACTGTCCGTCGGCCAGTGTGCCTTGAGTTCTCCCGTCGTGGTGTTACTACCTATATATCCGCCTCGCCCGGTCCCAGCTTTGGGGGGCGTCGCGTCTGCCGCGGCCTCCACTGCGCGCAGCGTTGCGTCCTCGGCCACGGCGTCGAGAATGTTGGGTATGTCGGCCTGTATCTTCTTGAGCTGCTGGATACGCTGCTGGAGGCTCACGGTGTAGCTCATGTCGTGCCCCCCTTGACGATCTCCTGCTGCAGCAGCCGTATCTCTTGGTGTGCGAGGCCGGGCATTATTGCGCCGAAGGGCTCGAAATAATAATTCGGGTCGGCTGCAAAAGCGCGGATGTCTGGCGCGGTTCTGCCCAACACAGCCCCGCGGTGGATAATAAGCTGGTCTCCCGGCTGTATGTCCACCGACGGGTCGCACATGAGCCGGTCGGCCTGTTTGATGTAGGCCGCGTCCTGCTGCATGTTGATAGGCTGGTTGTCGCTCTGGTAGATACGGCAAGGCGTCCCCGTGGAGACGGGGACGCGCTGCTGCGTTGTGAGGTTGTTGGTGGTCTGGTTTTGGATGCGGTAGACGTCAACAGTGTCGGTGTACCAGTCCGTGAAGTTCATATCGCATAGCTCCCTCCCATGCCCACGAGTTTGGCGCGGTTGGCGAGCAGCTGGCCGTAAGCCGTAGAGTTGAGGTCTCCCCAGTCAGCGGTGCCCTGCGTTATGGCCGTGGTGTCGTAGGTCACAGAGGCGTCGCCCAGCGTCGCGCTTTTCACGAGGCCCATGAGGGCGCCGGTCGCTGCCGCCTGCTGCGGCGTGGCCGAGCTGTTGGCTAGGGTGCGGAGACTCAGCGTCGCATAATGTGCCACATACAGGCCCACTCCATAGCGCCAAGCCTCTAGCCACTTGTCCGGCTGTATGCTGACATTGGCCATGTTTATGATTTCCTGCAGGATGGTAGCGGGCACGAGGGGCAGGCCCTCCGACGTAAAGAACTGCGGGAAATCAGTCTGAAAGTCTTGAACGGTATAATCCCCGGCAGATTGGCCGATGTTCGCCGCGGCCCCCCGCACGCCGAAAAATTGAGGCGAGCCCCAGTAACCCACTACGCTCGCCTCCCTTTATTCAGCTTTGCTTTTGCGGCTTGTTCGAGCTTTCTTTGGTGCTTCGACTTCGCCGTTCAGTTCCTCTGTGTCGGGCTCCTTGGCTACACTGTCTGCCACGGCGGCGTCATTTTCTGCCGCTTTGCCTTCGGTCTTCTCCTCGGGCTCCTTGGACTTATCCTCCGCCGTTACAGTGATGATGCCTGCGCGAACGTTCTGCGCGAAGTACCGGGTATTGGCCACCCAGGCGGGGACCGGGCCCACATACTCGCGCTTCACCGCGAACGTCTGCGCACCGTCAGCAGAGCGAAAACTAATGCTGCGCTTGGAGTGAATAAACATTAGGTATCACCTCCGATGTTGTCCCAGTAGGTGATGGTCTGCGGGTACATGATCTGCACCTCGGAGATGTTGGCCATGTACGCGGTGTCGTAGCACACGTTGGCCACATTCGGGGCGGACATGATGCGAGACAGCGGGACAAGCTCGTCCATCTTGACGAACCTCTCGTCGTTGCAGTAGACGACCATGCGGTCAGTGCCGCCCGCGCCTGCGCCCTTGCACCAGGTGGTCGCGCCGATGAACAGGTCGCCGCCCTCGGCGTTCGTGATGTTGTGGCGCTTGATGTACTCGTAGATGCTCGAGAATGCCACCTGCGCGCCGTCCTGCACCAGCGTGAACGGGGTGTTCATGATGTACGTGTACTCCTCGTAGGGAAGCAGGATGTGGTTGGGAATAGCGCTGCGGTCGTACTCGGCCTGCGCCCAGGTCGTGGTCAGCGCGGTGTTGACATCCTTGAGGATTTCGTTCGGGCTCTTGGTCGCCCAGTTGCCGTTGCCGGCGGTGCCGTCGGCGACAGTGCTTGCCGTGGCGTCGGGGTTGTTGATGAGGCCGGTGGTGCCGTACTCCTCGAAGCCGACATACACGTTCTGGTCCTGGTGCTTATCGTAGGTGAGGCGCACACCGTCCTTGAGCAGGTTGTCGAGGCTGCGGCCTATGTAGTTGGCCCTCTGCATGTCCTGGAACATGATGCGCAGAGCCGCGGCGAACACGTGAGCCTTGTATACGCCCTTGTCGACGGAGGCCTGCACGATGGGGAGCCCGTTGGCACCGCCAGCCGCCACAGCGCCAGAACCGGAGCCGCCAGTCATGCCGTAAGCGACAGACATGGCGGAGACGTAGTCCACCCAGCCGCCACCGGTCTGGATGACAATGTCGCGCGGGTAAGTAAAGGACGTCAGCGGCTTGCGAATCATCGGGTCGCGCTTTTCGAGCTCGGAAACGAGGAACGCGCCGCCGGAAGCAATGCCAGCCGCGTCCATGACGGTGGCACCATTCACAGGCGCGCCCGACATGTTAGGGGTGAAGGTACCAGCGTTGTAGGTACCGACATTCTGGAAACTCATCTGTATTACCTCCTATCAGGCGTTGTTGAGCGTGAGGATGCGCATTTCGACGATGCCGTTGGCGTCAGCTGCGCCCGCCCACTGGCAGTTGGTCAGCTGGATGGTGTTAGAGCTGTCCGCCTCGGCCTCGAATCCGCCCACCACAGCGCTGGGGTAACTGCCGTTGGCGGTAATGCGGACGTACACCGCGCCACCGAGCGCCGGGGTGCCGCGCTGGCAAAAGACGTTGACCGCGCCGCGCATGAATACGGAGACCGGCTCACCGACGGCGTACTGGCCCTGGCTCTGGTCGAGGTAGGTAAGCGCGCTCTTGATCTCACAGCCCGCCACGCCAACGAACTGTGCAGCAGTAGCCGCCGCACCCATCGGGATAACGGCGCCGTCGTCATACTTGAGCGGAGTGCCGAAGGGTATCGGGTCCGAGCCGCCGGCGGGGCGGGTGTTGACAATCATGTCCGGCTGACGGGCGTAGCTGCCCGCGAAGCCGTTCGGCATAGACGTGCCGATGGTCTGGGGGTTGAGTCCCATGTTTAAATCGCTCCTTTGCATAAAAATTGACCGCGTCCAAAACTGAACGCGGTCGTGGTTGGTTATTTGGTTTTACTTCGTCTTGTGCGGGTTCATCGCGGCGTAGGCTGCCTCGGACTCCGCACAAATCTGGTCGAAGGTGCTGCGGCTGGTGCTTTTGGCTGCAGCCGCGGCGCTGTCGTAGGCGGCCTGCGCAATGGCGGTCATGGCGTTGTCGCCCTTGACGGCGCCGAGCAGCGCGTCGGTCACGCGGGCGCGGGCGGCCTTGTCCTCAATTGCCGCGACGGCGGGGCGCACACGGCGGAGCAGCTCGACGGCGGCGTCTTTTGTAGCCGCGGGCATTGCGCCGCACTTGGCGTCCTCGGCGCCTATCATCTTCGCCTCGTCGGGGTCCTCGGGTTTGCCGGTCAGCTTTTCGATGATTTCGTCGAGGTCAGTCTCGTCTGACATGTGCTTCTCCTCGCGGCCTTTCATCATGCCCTCCAGGAGCTCGAGGATGCGGTCAATCTTGGTGCCGAGGTCAACGCCTTTCTGCTCCTTGTAGACGACCTCGTCCTTCATCGGCTCATCCTTTGCGGGGGAGGGTTCAGCCTTCTTCTCGGCGGGGTCCGCCTCCGGCGCCTCTTCGGCGGGTGCAGCGTCCAGCGCCGTGGCCGTAATGGTGGCCATGGCCTCCAGCTCCTCCGGGCTCGCTTCCTTCGCCGCCGAACCGAACGCGGCAAGAACGCCCTTCGTGAATTTGCTCATGGTGTTTGTTCTCCCTTCTGCCGCAGTGTTGGCGGCGTCGTGTATTGCAACATCGTGCCCCGCCCTGCCTCTCAGGACGACGGCGACGTGATTGCCCCGTATATTGGTCTGATAGTAGCCCCCCGCTCCGTCCGGCACGAGGTCGCACTGATACCCGCAGGAGATTTCTCTTTTGACGCGGTGTTTAACGTCGCTGGCGAGCTTTGCGTCTGTGATGTATACATCCCCCACCAGATTATCCCCGGCCTGTCTCACGTTCTGGACGTGGCCTCTGGCGTAAGAGGCAAAGTTCTCAGCCTGCACGTTCTCCGGGGGGTGATCGTCAGTGACCGGCTTGCCCTCAAACGACGCGATAGTTTCCTCGGCGAACACATCCTCCGGGCGGCGGTGCACGATCACCGTCTGGCCGGGGTCTCCGTCCTGCATAACCTCGCGGGCCGTGTACTCCTGGTCGCCTGTGCGCGCGATGGGCACGGACCGGCAAATCAGATAGCCCTCCGCCGTCTCTATCTGGTTTGGGGATATCCGCGAGCCGTAGTATGCGATGGCCACTTATTTCACCCCCGTGACGCGCTCCGCGTAGTTGTAGTCTTCGCCCGTAATCTGAGATATGAGCGTGGACACATGCGCAATGTGGTCCGTCTCGTCCGCGAGCAGCTCAAGCAGCACGGGGATATCTCCCGGCGGCGCAACGGCCATCGTCGCGGCGTAGGACCGCGTGGCCTCTATCTCGTCAACGAGGTTTTTTTGCAGCAGTTCAAGGTATGTCATAGTTCTATCTCCATTCCTATTTCTACTGTCTCCATAACGCCTGCATCGTAGGCGATGTGGATTTCCCCGTCTGTGACTGTAACCGAGATTTTGTCCGCGCTCACATGCGACATGGCGGAGACACACTGGCGAACCGTTTCGGCAAAGTTCTCCGGAGTAACGGGTTCAAGCGAAAAGCACCACGTTTCCGGAGACGTCGCTCCATACATCTCTAACAGTTCGGCCGCATATTCAATGTCCGTTTGCTCTCTGAAAGCCGTAAGCTCTGGAATTTCGATATATATGCCGTCGAGGTTAGCCATTTTTTGTTGCCTCCTTGTATTTCTCAACCCATGTCCGGTATTTTTCATCGTCTGCAAGTTTATGCTTTTGAAAGGTCGCGAAGGTCTTCGGCGTCGCCTCGGGGATGGCCACGCGGTAGTCCTCCCATTGGCGATAGTCTCGCAACCATTTTGCGCGGCCCGCTTCTTTTTTGCGGTACGCCTCTATCTGTTTTTGGCTGCGCGGGTCGACGCTGTACGGGTTGCGCGCCGGATTGGAAAAATCCTTTATGCGCTGTATCTCGTCCGCCGAGCGTCCCGCGGCTGTCCACGGGATTAATGAATGCAAGCAGTTTGGGTGGATATTGAGCCATGTATTGGCCAGCGTCCGCGGCCCAGCCGGGTCCATGATGCCGAATGCGTCGGCGAGCGGCGGGAATTCGGGGTCGGTGCCGCTTGCGCTGTATACGCGGCCCTCGTAAGGCGCGCACAGCTTGCAGGTGGTGTTATGGCTGCTGATCTGATAGAGGTCCTGCTCCGGGTCGCGCGTGAGCACGGACAACACCTCAGCCTGACGCGACGTTGTGCGCAGCACCATGCTGCCGTAGGTGTGCAGGCTCCAGCGCCGTCCTGCCTTGTCGACAAACGCGGTCACGCCCTCGCGGCGGAGTGCCTCGATAAACTGACGGGTCATCTTGAACGCGCCTTGCCCCGTCGCCTCCATGCTGGCCACCTGCTCAAGGCCCACTCGCCTGAATATGTCCGGCGTCGTGCGCCCTATGAGCATAGCCTCGAGCGACGCGCCCACGGTGGCGGTGGCCTCTGTGATTTCCCCCATGAGGTTCATAGTGAGGCGCTGAACTATGTCCGTCTGTGCCGCGGTGAGCGTTCCGGCGTTCTCATAGCCCGACGTGTGTTTTTTGACCGTCTCATACAGTTTCCGGGCCTCCGGGTGCTGTACGTAGAACTGGCGCTCTATCATCTGCGGCACGTACTCCCAGGACTCATTCTCAAGGCTGCGAAGTATCGCCTGCACACGTTCAAGCGCGGCCTCGGCGTGGTAATCTACAAGGCCGCCCTCTCGCAGCCGCGCTATCTCGTTTATAATGTCGGTCTCGGCCTTGAGGAATATCGCTATAAGGCGCTCAAGCTCGTCGGACATGTGCGCCCGGCTGATTGTCGGCACTGCTTATCACTCCCCAAAGCCCAGCCCGGCGAGCGGGTCACGCAGTGCGGTTACGTCCTGATACGTTTTCCCGGAGTTGGCGGCGATCTCCTCGTCGGTGATGCTGCCGAACATGCCGGTTTCGTCGGCGAGGCGCTTGAGCTCCTTTTGCGCCGTGTCCGCGCCCATGAGTCCGGCCTGGAACACGGATATGACCGCCTCGGCCTTGGCCTTGGTGATCTCCGCCGTCTCTTTTGCCGTGGGCGTCCAAAGCGGAGGGAATGTTATCTCGATGTTCTCCGGCACAGCACCCCATGTGGACATCGCCAGGACGGGGAGCAGCTTCTCGAGTGCGGGCCGGAGCTTGGATTCGCGTAGCGTGTCGACGTAGTCATAGTAGTTTTGCAGGTCGCTTTGCCCCGTGGAATTGAGCCCCGCCGGGGAGCGCCCGAACAGCTTGGTCATGGGGTAGTGCGACGCCCCGCAGAGGTTCAGGCACATGCTCTCGTACACCTCCTGCAATCCGGTGAAGGTGTACTGCGTGTTGTGCAGCTGGTCGCCCTTGTTGACAAGCTGGAAGCCGAAGTTGCTCATTACAACGCTCTGCGCCTGCATCACGTTCCAAAATCTGCGCTGCATTTGCGTGGAGCCGAGCGAAAACAACTGGTCGAGGTTCTGCACTTCCATTGTGTTGATGTTGGCACGGAACGTTAACGCAGCCATGTTGGCGCTTACGTTGTCGTGCGCGACGACGTCCTTGTATAGCGCCTCGACCTCGCTCTCTCCCCAGTACAGCTCTGCCACGCGCTCAAGATACGGGAGGTCGCGCCCCGTGAAGCGCACAAGGCGCGAGTGGTGGACGCGGGCCACGGTGTGCCCGGTCGCGTCCGTAATGGAGTAATACTTCGGCAAGGGCTCTCCACCCTCGAAGGTCAACTCCACATCGGGGACCACGCCCTGCCAGCGGTCGAGGATATACAGCCCCTCAAACGAGCCGGGGTATATCATGTCGAGGTCGAGCGGCTTCTCGAGATCGTCCTGCCCCTTGACCATGATAAGGGCCGCCGCGCCGCCGTAGAGTCTGCCCCAGCGCAGCCCCTCGGCAAGTCGCGCGCGCACCTGCGTCCGGCGTTCGGTCTCGGCCAGCTCGCTTAGTTGCTCGGGCGCAACGCCCTTGAGCTTGTACCACTCGCGGAGCATGTCGTCTACGACGAGGCCGACGACGTTCTGCACGACCCAGTTGTCACGGTACAGGCTATTGAGCAGCGCGTAGTTATCCGTCATGCGGGTGAGCGGGTACTGCGTCGCCTCGAGCGGAGACTGTGAGCCATAGCCGAGGTGGAACAGGGGATTGGAGAATGCGTCCGCGAGCGTCACCGGCTGAGCGTTGTCGTTGATTTTGGTTTGTGTGCCGCGGGGAGCGGCTTTGTTGCGTCGGGACATATTACTCAAACCTCCAGTCCGGGAGACTGTTCACAAAATATCGCAAAGCATCGGGCGCATGGTCCAACTGTTTAACGGGCTTCTCCTCGCCCCGCTGTGCTGCCTTGTCGTCCCACCTATACGAGCCCAGCTCATCCATCAGCCCGGTGCACGTGTCATGCACAAGCAGCTGGCCGCGATGAAACAATGCGCCGACACGCCGGATGCCATCAAGCACTGTGTTGTTCGCCTCGATGACGTACACTCCGCGTCGTCGCAGCGCCGCAATAAACGACGCGGCAGACGGGTCGACATACACGGTGCACCAGCTGGAGCCCATGAACGCCATGAAGTCGTCGGCGTACTCCTCGTCGGTCTTCTGCTTGTGCTTGGCTCGGCTGTCCCATCTGTACTCGCGGTCGACGCGAACAATCTCGCCGTCGTCGTATATGTCGAGAAACACGCACGGGTTGGTCGTGCCATAGTCGCATGCGATATACCGCATAGACCGGTCAACCATATCGATAGGCGCCTCGCTGTAGACGTTGCGCGTGTGGTCAAACATGTCGTAGACAATGCCCTCCGCCATGACCCACAGCCCGAGGACGTACCGCTGATAGAACACGCCCGAGTACATCGTGCGGTAGCGCTCTCGCGTTGCGTCGTCCAGGCTCGGGTTGTCGTCCATTGTGAAATGCAAATGCAGCGCGTTGCGTTCGGGTGCCTTGAGCAGCCACTCCTTGCGGAACCAGTGCTCGGGGTTTTCCGGGTTGCAGTTGAACCAGAACTTCGCGCCCGAGACCGAGCATCGCGCAAGGGCCTGCTCAACAAACGAGCGCGGCATGAGCGCCACCTCATCAAGCATGACGCCCGCGAGGGTGATGCCCTGTATGAGCGAGTAGCTGCTCTCGTCCTTGCCGCCAAATAAATAAAAGCGGTTTTCATCACGTCCGCCCCTGCGGGCGGTAATGACGTGATCGCCGCGGTTGTATCTGATATCGAAGTTGCGCCGAAGATACGCAATGCTGAGCAGCGGGGTCACAATGTTGCGCTCGACCGCGCCGACGCTCTTGCCGCAGTAGGCGAAGGCGCACCCGTTGAAGTTGCCCATCGCCCACAGGAAAAACGACAGCGACATTATGGACGTCTTACCGCTTCGCACGGAACCGTCGCAAATGAGCGCGTCGTACTTGGTATAAGGGAAGCGCATGATCTCCCGCTGTTTATCAGAGAGTCCCACGCTCTGCCTCCTCCTTGAGCGCCTGCGTTATGGGGTCATCTTCCTGCGTTGCGGCCTGCATAGACCCCGCCTGCTCTGGCAACAGGTCAAACAGCAGCTTGGCCGCTTTGGCATCGCCGCGCATGGCTTTCATAGCGAGCCCGGCCACAATGGCCATCTGATTGTCGGCGTCTTCCGTCTCTACTCCGGCCTTGGACAGTTTGGTGAGTTGCCGCTTGTCGGTGACCGGCAGGGAGAGGTACAGCTCCGCCGCTTCTCTCAGGTCGCGCTTGCGCCGGCGTGACACACCGGACGCACGTCCGCCAGCCGCCCCGTTTTTCGCGGCTGCTTCGCGGCTTTGGTCGCTGGTAAAGCAATGAGGTATAATGTTCTGTTCATTCGGCATGTCACCACCTCTCTTGCGAGTTTTGGGAATAAAAAAGCCCGGCCAGTGCGGCAACACTGAACCGGGCACAAGGAGGGTCTCCGTTATATCTCTAGCTTAAATATAATGCGGGCTTTCTCAAAAAACAATGCCCCCAAATTGCCCTTACGACTCCGTAGCGCCGTACATGGCAATGGTCAAACGTTTAAGAGCTTTGTCGGCTCGCTTGTAGACGCTGCGCTCGTCCTCTAGGTGCAGCTCCTCGCGCAAACGGCCAACGGCCCCGCGCTGTCGGTTTATGTACATGAGTTCAAGCACAAGGCGCTCTTCCTCGCTCAGCCGCGCAAGCGCGGCCTCGACGAAGGCGACGGACTTCTTCGCCCGGTACAGCATAGCCTCTATCTCTTGCCGCCGGACAATGTTTGAGAGCGCGCGGTCCTCCTGCGTCGTCCCGCCTCCCTGCACCGGAGTAACATCGGTATTTGCGGCCTTAATTGACGTGTACTCCGATTCCAGCCGTTTGAGCTCAAGCGGGAGCGTCGCCACGGCATTGAGCTGGGCCGAGTAATCGCGGAGCTTGTCCTTCGCTTTGTACTTCCAGTCTTCCATGTGTTATTTCTCCTCCGTATTTTCGGTTTTGCTCTCAAATCGCATTCCGTTCTCAATCGCCTCAATACAGAGTGTAAGCAGCGCCTCGCGCTTGCGGTTGTATTCCGCTAGGTTCTTGCCGTTGTAGGGTCTCGCACCGAGTTCTCGCATCTCGCGCACGAGCTTGGCGGCTCTCTTGTTGATCGTTTTGGGGGTCATGACGTTAATCCGGCCTCATGGACGCCTGCTGGCACATTTCCCAAGCTTCCTCCACCCATGCGGGGTCCGGTTCATAACCCGCGGCCCAGCTCGCTGAGATCGCGTCTAGCAGTTCGTGGTATCTTTCCTCCGCCGCCAAATACCGCGGCTTAACGCCGAGCGGCGGGCGCTCAATGTTTTCGCTCATTCTCTGCCTCCTATAATATCGTTGAGCGCTATTCTTTCGCCCGGTTTCATTGACGGGATACAGGGGATTGGGAGATAGGCCGCGCCAAAATCTAATTTGCTGTAAAGTTCTGACCGATTTTCTGATATCCTTTCGATGCAATCCATAGCTGGAGCAAGTAGCTTTATTGCTTTCGCGATCTCAACGTCCTGCTCCGTCCAGCGCGGGCAGCGTTTGATGTACTCGGGGTGGTTGATAATGTGGTACAGCGCGTTAGCGCCTATTTTGTCTCCGTGTTCAAGAGGAGGGTTCGAGCGGACGCGGCGCACCTTTCCGTCTGTGCAAACGGCTACATCTCCATAGTCAACCGGATAATCAGCTATGCGGAATTTCTCACCCACCTCAACGCCCAGCACCTCGGCAAGACGCGGCTTCTTTTCCTCACTCATTGGTAAATCCTCCTGTTTATAAACTCTTGCGCCACAGTGTGCGCAATATGGCTCGTACCTCCACACGCCGTCGACAATCTGATAGTGCGCATCGGCTCCGCAGTTGCTACACTCCATCGTGTGAAGAGCGTCGCCGCGTTCCCGCCATACCGCTACGGGCCGGTTTGTGTTCTCGCTCATACTTCCTCCTTTTGTCTTTGTCCTCTATCGACACGAAACACGGTTTTGCCTATTGACTCTGAGAAAAAATAATCGCTGTTCCCTGCGTCATCTAAAACATCTATTACAATGCGTGTTTCTTGTTGTGTAACAAGTACCAATAAGCTTGTAACAGTATAATAACAAGTCCCTCTTGCCTCTAGCCGCAGCCTGTCCCCCACTTTGCAGGGAAGTTCCAGGCTTTGCCCATGTTCCGGCACCGCATTCACTCTTAACCGCTTGTTTTCCTCGCGTAACTCATGGTTTTCTATTAAATGATTCGTTATTGCTAGACTCGCCTCGGCTCGAACTCTTTCTATTTCTAGCAGCAGTTTCCTGTTGATATCTCTGTAATATTTTGCTCTCATGTTCTTCCCTCCTTCTCTGCAAGTCTCAGCTCCGCGGTGTAGACGATCTGCCTACCATCTTCCATACTCTTGTATGTGATTTCGTCGGCGACCTTGTCCATGATAAAGTCGCGGAGCTCCCGCTTGATATCATCGTAGGGCGGCATATAGTCATAAAACCAAAAACGCGCTTGAGCACGGAATATCCTCGGGTTTGTGCGTAAAACAGCCGCAAGCGTTTCTTCAGCTACTTTACAGCGCGTTTCGTAGGCATCCCGTTCTTTTTCGAGAGACATGCACTGGCTGAGATACTCCGCACTAGAGGCCGCGGCTTTGTAGAACGTCTCTTTGTCATATCCGCCAAGCGCGTGTATGCGTGCGCTGCGCTGCCGCTCATGTATGCGCTGTTCTCGCGTCATGTCTTTTGCTCCTTCCGCACGCCGCGCCACTCCCATTGGCTTGCGCCGCCGATGCAATCACGGCACCGGCAGCTCTCCCATTGGCAAGACTCACAATCCGCTTCGCACCATTTTGGCGGAGCAGAAGCGTGTTTGCATGTATCACATGGCTCAATGTGGCACGCGCGTAAATCTTCGATTGCCGCGTCCCGCTCCTGCTCGGCCTTCTCCGCTCGCTCACGATAGCCGGGGATGATGTCGTCCAGGTACTCTATAACCATGCCTGCGAGCTCCGCGTTGTAGGCCTTGAGCTCTCTGACATACTGCGCCCAGTCTCTTACTCCGCGGCGAAAGTCATAATATTGACTATCTACTTCCTCCGCCATAACCTCGTCCGGGCATGGGCCTTCAACGCAAAACTCAATCGTTCCTTCCGTCGAATGCTTCAAGCAAAAATTGTTGGGTGCTTTATATATGCACTTCATGTCTCGCCCTCCTCCGGCGGCTCATCCACTATGCCCTTGATGTTCGGATGGTCGAGAAACGGCTCTATATCGCTTGTGACATACCGGATGCCGCCCTCGTATATCGTTACTGCGTTTATGCGCAAATAACACGGATCAAAGTCGTCAAGCACTTGCCAGACGAGGTATCGCCCAATATTGCAAACCGCTTTGCAAAGGTCAAAGATTGCTGCATTGTCGGTCATGGCTCTTATGCGACCGACATTTGTGTCGGTCGCAAAATTTACTCCTTTCACTCCACACACCCCCTTATCTTCTTCTCAAGCTCTGCCCAGGCTGCATTCGTGAGGGCACGGCCGCATTGTGGGCAATAGACGAAGTCTCCTTCAAGCCGTGTTTCATATACTCCGTTTTGCTCGGGCAATTCTGCCATGCACCATCCGTTGATTTCCTTCGAGTTTCGGCAAACGTCGCACGGCTTCCACTTCTCCCTATCAACAACCAGCCTAATCTCTATCCTGCCCTCCGGCACCATATCATAATTGCCGCAATCGTCCGTGAGCATTACGTCGCCGTCCTCGTCTATTGCCAGCGCTGGCCATCCACACCCGCGCGTTTTTTCCGCCCACGGCTCCTGCACAAGCTCGTATGCTTTTGCTCGCTCTCCTGTGCGCGTGTCGATGATTTCATATATCATTGTGTGCCTCCTGGACTTGCGATTTTGCCCACGATGCAAAAGAACGTGAGCTTGATATTCCTGTGGCTCCGCAGTATTTATTTTCTTTTGTTCCATCTTTAAGAATTACATAGTAAACGCAATCTTTTTCTATTTGCCTGTCATAAAATGCGTATTTGCCATCATAGGTGCGGTCTAGCACTTGACGAACGCGCCCTTTGCCATTGGTATAAACACCGCCTATTTTTATTTCAGATTTCTTCATTACTCTCCATCCTTTCCAACATATCTATCTGCTCCGGCGTGAGCAGCGGGGCGCGGGTGTTCCAGGCTAAACGTGCAGCTTGCTCACCAATTCTCGTCGGGCCATAGCCTTCGCAAGCATAGCAGTACAGCCATGAGTTTCCAAAACTATTTCCAAAACTATTTCTCAACGCCAATTCCTTATTCTCTCCACAAAACGGGCACGGTATCAGCACCCCTTGCTCCGTCAGCCTCGCCGCTGCGTCGTGGTCTCCAAGCATCGCACGTTGTATGTCAGTCATTACTATCACCTCTACGCTTTGCAAGAATTTCGCCATATATCCCGCACTCACTCAGCGGCACTTCTCGGATAACCTTCGCTTTACGGGCGCGCACCTTGCCGTCTGTATTCATCGGCACAACAACATCTTCACGCAGCGCAGTCATTTCGAGGATTGCAAGGTCGCTCCACTTTCGGCCATAATCAAGGCACCAGTGAAGCGGGGCCATATTTATTCCTGCGCCGCACTTTTCATGCGCATCATCATCAAAGCCATTATCCGGCACAGCAATTTCGCCTATTCTGTATTCAAATTCATCGTCGTAGTCAGAAAGATATTGTTCGTTATGCTTATGTACGGCTTTATAAAGTGTTATTTCGCCGTCGCCCTTTATGCCATAATGAGATAGAAACTCTTCAAGGGATTGTGGCAAATAAACAACTCTTGCGTTCCCCGAAATCGAGGCGCGCCCGCTACGGCAAACGTCTACTATCTGTGCGTTACCGCTTGCTTCGGCACTAGCGTTGTCCCGCAGCACGGCACTAGCGTTGTCCCGCAGCTCGGCACTAGCGTTGTCCCGCAGCACGGCACTAGCGTTGCCCCGCAGCGCGGCACTAGCGTTGTACCGCAGCACGGCACTAGCGTTGTCCCACAGCTCGGCACTAGCATAATCGTAAGACTTTTTCAATACAGCCGGGTCAAGCCACGTGCCAAACTTTATTATTATCCTGCCGTGATAATCCAGCGGTACATTATCAAGCTCTTCCTGAGTTTTCACAATAATTTCGTTCATTTCCTCTGCCTCCTTAAATTTCAATCCCGCGCTCTGTGCGCAGTGTATGTCTCAAATCTGCAAGGCTTACGTACCCTTGTATCACGCTCTCGCTGAGATAGTTCACCTCGTCCCAAAACTGCCTCAGTTCTGCATCCGTGGCTCCGTGCTTATCACACAGCACCGAAAAGAAAATAGTCATCGCGTAGCTTATGGCCTCAGCCTGTGCCTCTTGTTTTGCCCGCTCTACGTCTGCCATAGTTGCCGGGCGGCGGCGGGGGTTTGTTTTGCGGCTCATGTGCAGACGCCTCCCCATTGCTCCGCCATAGCTTTTGCAATGCCGGGGAAAGTTTTGCTTCTCAGCTTTGCCCTGTCCTGTGAAGGCGGCAAATAATGAAGTCGTTCCTGCCGGTTCTTCGGCAGCGTTGCCATGTAGTCGCTCACGTCGTTTGTGGGCTGTAATGGCGGCAGTCCCTTGAGCCACAGGCAGGTTGCCTTTTTCTCTGGGTGGCCGAACATCCAGGGCTGGATAATCTGGTCGGGCTTCCTCCACACGCTGGATATGATGCCCACAGGGTTCTCTATCGCCATGCGGCTGCATTTGCAATCGGCAAAAGCCATAAAGAAATCTATAGCCTTTTGCTGCCTGCCATCACGCCGCTTTTCCTCAAACCACCTGGCTCCGCTTACGGCCAGGTCTGTGCACGGCGGGTGGGCTATTATCAAATCCCACTTGAGCTTGAGCAGTTCCAGCGCGTCTACTTGTATATGCCACTCGGGATGTCCGCCGGAGCAAGGCTGTATGTCACAACTGTAAGCCTCATGCCCGAGCGCACGGAAAGCCTTGCACACTTCTTGAGATTCTTCGCAAGCTACAAGCACTCTCATATTCCATCCCCCGGCACATACTCCACGCCGCCGATATACTCAGTTCGGTATACATTCACTACGCCATTGCCGCTAAAATACAGGTACTCGCTCGGCAACGTCCGGCCCACATCTATGTACCCCATCTTCTCAAGCTCCCAGCGGGCCAGCGTCTCGCGGGCGAGGTCGTACCATTCCTCGGGCACTTCGCGCTCGGTTAGGAGTCCGTGAAAAGCGTCTGAGTGCATTACCTCGTCAAGTGTCAGCCCCCATGCGTCGGCTCTGTTGCACGCGCACCATATCGGCGCCGTGCGCTGTGCGTAGTCGCTCCCGCTGTACTCGCCCCACGCAAGAAGCGCGGCCTCCGCAACCAGCTCGTCAGGAATTGCCTCCATTGCCGTGTTTAACGCGTCCTCCTGGCTCGGATAGGTGTTCGGCGTGTCAGCGGACGTCTCGGGCGGCACGGGCGCTATGAGCAGCCCGGATGCGGCGTGCGGGGGGGCTTGCGGTATGATAAGCTCGGGCGGCTCGTTGACCGCGAACGCGCGGTTCGTCACGAGCGCCGCGAGGATCAGTAGCAGCACAACAGCCACGATGCCAAGGACGACGTCGCGGGGCTTAACCTTGCGCCGCGCCGTGACGTCTGCTTCCCCAATGACCCGCCGCCCAAACTCGGGACTTATCTCGGTTATCTCACACGGCCCAAGGTCTATCGAGCTATACTTCGAGATATTGCTTGGAAATTGCTTTTCAATTGCTTCTGGCTGCAATTCAGGCTGCAATTCTATGCACCGTGCCTCCGCGATTGGCTCGCCGTTAACATATAGCGTGCCCCTCGCGTTTTTTATATTTGCTCTCATGCTCTCATGTCCTTTCCGTTCTCGCCTTCCGGCAGCATCGCCATGCCCTGCGCGATATCGCTTATCATCTGCCGCAGTTCCGCCGGGAGGGCCGCTTGTTCACGCTCCCGGACTTGCTGCTTGTCCCATATCTTGCGGAAGTTCGAGGCGATAACGGAACCAAATATGTCCTCGTCCACCATGCCCCACTCTCTGAGCTGGTTTGCCGAACCGACGGCCCGCTGCACTGCCGGGGGCAGCTTTTCAAACTCCTTGGACGGGTTTTGCATATCGCACCGGGAAACGGCCCGGCTCACCAGCACCCATGCCTCTTGCGCGGTCATCTCGTCCGGGTGCATGAGTTTGTAAATTTTCGCTTTTACTGCGCCTATTGTCGGGGCGAACTCCCTCTCAGGCTCGTCGAGGATGATCATCTTGACCGCCGCCTCCACGACCTCGCGGGGCTCGTCAAACATGCCCGCCCACAGAGTCACGGTCGCCTTGGCCTCCTGCACAGACATGCCGCGATATGAGCCCGGATATGCCGTCTTGAGCACGGCCAGCACCAGCGCCGCGTCGTCCTTGGTCATAGATCGCCCTCCTGTATCATCTGCGCGAAGATATTGCCGCCACCCGCGTGCTCGCCTGCCTTGCGCTGTGCCTTTGCAAGCTCGTCCGCCTCCACCTTGGCCAACGTGTTCAAGCCCTCGCGGGAGTATCGCTGGAGGATGGCCTGTATGTAGCTCCACGTGAGCTTTCGCTGATTAACCGCCTCGTCTATCGCGTGGGTCACCACGTCCGGCCCCAACTCGTCGGTGTAGGCAATGAGCAGCTGCGCCACTGTGCTCGGCGGCGTCGGTGTGATGCAATCCTGATAATGCGACAGCACAGCACCCAGCGCCGCCTCGCGCGCGTTAGCTGCGTAAGCAGCCTCTTCTTTGCCTTTGCCTTTTCCTTCTCCTTTGCCTTTTCCTTGGCTTTTTGAGCTTTCAGAAAAAGCTACAGCTTTTCCGGCTTTCGGTGGACGTCCTCCAAGGCGCCCCTTCTCTGCATTCTTGCGGCATTTCTCTTCGTACTTTTCGCGGTCTCTATCGATTTGAGCCTTGACCATCGGGAATATATAACGCTCGTTCCCGCCGAGCTGTGGGGCTGCGCCCGTGATGCTGTATTCCAGCATCGCCGTGAGCAGCCGCCCCCTCTCAGCGTCACCGAGGGCTTGTATCGCATCCAGGTAGGAGTGATACAGGCAAACATAGTCCCTCGCCATAACTCAAAACGGCATCTCGCCGTCTTCGCCGCCGATGTCTGCGTTCTTGCCGTTAGGCTCGGGGCTGTGCGCAATATCGCCGCGAGGCTTCGCCTCAACGAAATAAGCGCGATCTACAACGACTTCGGTGGCGCTGCGATTACTGCCGTCGCTATCCACCCAATTGCGAGTCTGTATACGCCCGTTGACGACCATCCGCTCGCCCTTGCGGTAATAGCGGCTCACCGTCTCGGCGGTTCTGTCCCATGCAACGCATGTGATGAAGTCCACCGCGTTGTCTCCCTTGTAATCTCTGTCGACCGCCAGCCTGAACGACGTGACTGGCTTATTGGTCGATGTGTATTTGAGCTCCGGGTCGCGCGTGAGGCGGCCCATGAGCGCCACTTGATTAAGCATAATCAGCCCTCCAGTTCTTTCTGCTCTGCCTGCTTGTAGCACATGTGCGCCGCGTAGCTGATAGCCTGGATTAGGTCGACTTCCTTTTTGCCCTTTATCCGCGAATATGTGTGATATATTTCGTCGCCATCAAACGCTACTGCAAATCGCACTTTGTCCGGATATACAACAACGGATGTGGCATAACCCTTTCCAAGCTGTACCGCAGAGGCTGTCTTAGGCGCCATCTCTTTAAACTTTAAACGTTCAGGATTAATCCCATATTTGAGAATTAACAGCTGGAAAAACGGCTCTGAAATGTGACCGCGTTGTATTGCATTTCCTATAATTGAAATACTCCCACCAAGAGAGCGGGATATTTCCGCTTGGGTAAGCCCTGTTTCCTTGACCCATTTTCGCAACTCATTAACGTCGATTTTTATGCTTTTCATGTTACCTCTCCTATATGTAACTCTTCCCGAACACCTCCACGAACTTGTCGTGCCCGTAGAGGTGCTCGAACTTTCGCTGGCACGCTTGCTTTAGCTGCATGTCCAGTGCGTGGTTGCTGTGTACTCCGTAGCTTGCGAGATTGTGCCAGTCACCGCGGAGCCACACCCAGCAGCCCCACTCCTCGCTTGCCTTGCGGCGGGAGCCTGCGTAAATATGATGACGGTGCAGGCCTTGCGTTGACCCGGTGAGGTAGCAGACGCGGCCGGCCTGCAGTATGCTGTCAGCCACGCCCCCACCTCCTGCGTGCCCATTGTCTGCGCTCGTCGATGAGCACGGGGCACGTGTAATAATGCGGCAGTCTGCCGTATTTGGGGCGGACGTGCGGGTCCCCCTTGTAGAGCTCCCCGTTGACGAGGACCCGCTTGCTCACGAGCCTATACCGCCCGGACTTGGCTGGGAGGAACAAGACGGGCACCTCATCGCACGGGCACCACTCATCGGTATCAAGGTGCACCCACTTGAGGGGCGCACGGCATAGCGGGCAGCTGTTCCACGGCTGGCGCCGCCTGTGTGTCGGCCAGCAGCGCTCCCGTGTCTGGTATGTCATCATCTTCTCTCGCCTCCCGGAATTCAGGGTCAAGCACATAATACGGTTTTACTGCGTACAGCTTTTTGGTCGCCCGGCAGTAATCACAGACGCCGCACCGCTTCGGCTTGACGCGCCCATCCTTGACGCGCTGGAACAGGGGAAGCCGCTCTTTGATTTCCTCCAGCTCCAGGTCCCAGGCTTGGCGGTGGTTGAGCATGAACACGTCCTTGTCCGGCGGGTCCTGCTTGGATATCGCCACGATAAGGAAGTTCGGGTCTGTTACAGCGTGGGCGTTCTGCTTCTCGACCTCGGCATATACCGCCGCGCGCATCATGTAGCCGTTGGCGCGAATGAAGCTCACCTTCTCGCGGTACTCACTGCTCCAGCGCAGCTCTGATATACTCGCGCACGTCTTCCAGTCGATGATGAGCCGCCCGGCGGCGACGTATTTGTCGAGCCTCACGCGCCATGGCACGCCGAAAAGGGCACCGGTCATTATGACCTCGTTTTCGCCCGGCATATCTATGAGGGATTTTATGAGCTCGTCATTCCGCGCCACGGCTATCATCTCGTCCGCCTTTGCGAAGGGAGCGCGCACGCCGACGGCGACGGTCCCCTCTGCCTTGGTGGTCTTGGTCTTGAAGATCTCCTCGAAGTGCTCCCGCCTGTATTGCTCATGCGCGGCCTCGCCCTCTAAATAGGTGTGGAAGTAGTTGCCCACGAGCAGCGCCTCGGTCGGCTTATCTTCCCAGCGGCCCTGTATCTTTGCCATGGCCTTGGCTTCGCACTCGCAAAACGCCTGATACTGAGAGCAGGAGAAATACTCCTGGTCGGCCTCGGGGCTGTAGTAGTTATCACGAGTCAGAAGCATCGCGGCCTCCTGTCAGCTCGCGGTTGAGCGCCTCCAGCGCGTTTTCCTCGTCCTCGCTCGGAAGGTCTGCGGTTGTGGTCTGCTCAGATGTGCCGAAGGCGTCCGCCGCCTTGACAAATCCGTCCTTGATCGCCGCGTAAAGGTGCCGGAGCTTAACGATGTCGTTCGGGTCAAGCTTGTCAACGGGCCGCCCGAGCTTTGCGGCGATGTGGTCAGGCGCTATACCGAACTCAGCGAACGCCGTCACAAGGGCCTCCCGCACTTCTTCGATGGTTTTACCGTTCGTGACCGAGTTGCGCAGCGTCTCGTTGCACGCATCAAGTGCGGCCTCGACGTACCATCCCGGCATTACTGCCAAGAGGCAGGAGCGCTTGCGGCGGGCGGCTTTGTTCGCCACCATCTCGTATATGTCGCGCTCGTCGGTGAGCTTGTAGGTTGTACGTTTACTGCCTTTTCCGACCGAGCGCACATGCTGTACGGTGAATGTTTTCTCATCGCTGACGTTGTTCTCAAGGTCCCAGGCATAGGCCTTGACGACGGTGTTATCGCTATGTGTGTCTATCTCGGCTACACCGCTGTCAATGTTGCCCCAATGCCGGGCCAGCACCTCTACAAGCCGGATACTCGGGCCAGTGACAACGCTGTCGCCCTTCGGGTATTCGTACTGCGCGGCCTCGGCCAGCTTCGGGCGCTGGCACTCCATGAGCACGTTCTGGAGGCTCTGTTCAGGGTCCCGCGGGAACTGGCGGGCCAAAAACATCTTGCCCTTGATTTCCGAGAGCTGCTTGCTCTCCTGATATTCGCCGACCTGCGAAGTCTGACGCGCCATGATCTCATTCATGTGTTATTCTCCTTTTGTCTCCCAGCGATGTCGTGGAAGTCCACGCCCTCCGCTCTGTCGTTGATGTATGCGAGCTCGTCCTTGCTCAGGCTCCGCAGCGCCGCGACGAAAAATATCCAGGCTTTTTCCCGGCACCTCGGGCACAGCCCGCTGACCAACTTGTCCGCCGGGACGTCTGCAAAGCACTCACTGCACCGTCCGCGCTCGGGCGGCTCACGATCGTACTCGATTCCCGGCAGCTCAAAGCGCCGCATGGTCTCAAGTCTGGACATTGACAACCGCCTCCTTGCTCGTTATACTGGTAACGGGGTATTTTCCTGTGCCGTCGCGGACTGTTGCGGAGTTCGCGGCGGCTCTCTTTTTTGCCTCTGCGATGTACTGCGTCAGCGCATAGACAAGCGCGTCGTTGATGGTCGTGTGCCCCATTGCCGCCCTCGCGGCGTTAAACGCCCGAGCCTGGGCTTCTGTGATTCTCCCCTGTATGCGGACAGGGCAGCGGCGTCTCTCCTGTCTCGGCCTTGCGTAGCCCGTCACGGCGGCGACGGTCTTGTTTGCGCTCGGGGTGAACGTTACGCCCGTTTCCGCCGGACGCATGGCCAGACTGACCGCTGCTTTTGAGATTGCCGGAAACGCGGGCTTCATCCGGCGCGCCAGCTCCGCGCCCGACATGTTCGCCTCCTTTATGGCTTCACTCTGCCAACCCACTTGAATGCCCTCCTTTTTCTTATGCTTTCCCGCACCGTGCAGTCTTGCCCGCTTGGGCACGGGCGCTTTTTGCCGGTGTTGAGTATGTACTGGCAAGCGCGTATGGCCGTCAGCTTATTGGATGTCCAGTAGTGCCTGCATCCGATGCAGCTCTCGTCAACCATTGCCGCCCTCCAGGAACCGGAGAAAGGGCAGCCGCGGTATCTGCGTCCTGTGCGGCGAAGAGCAAATCACCGGGAACCCGAGCGCCGCGGGGTTTGTCCGGGCCGTTATGCGTATGCTCTGCGGATTGATGCCGAGCACCCGCCCGGCCTGCTCCGGCGTGATGCAGGGCGTGTCCATCGCGCGAATGTCGTCAAGCGTCATCTGATTCCTCCTCCTTATAGCCGCCCGTGATGTCGTGCACAGCGTCGAGAAATTCCTCGCGTGCCCACTGCGGCAGCAGCTCGTCGCGGCTTATCGCCCGCAGGTCGATCGCGCAGCGGAGCAGTTCGTGCCAGTCCTCAATGGTGATGGTCTCATCCTCACGCGCCCGGGCCAGCAGTTGCCGCGCCGCCTCCGGGCACCGCGTGAGCGTATCCTTGTAGTTGTCGAGTCTTGTCATGGGGGTATTCTCCTTTCGGTTGAGTAGCACCGCAAAATTACTCCGTGGCCTCAGCGCTCTGCATGATCTTTTCCAGCGTGCTTGTCCCACCTGAGCAGCAGTTCCTCTATCAGAAATTCGTGTTTACTCATTAATTCACCTCCTTTGGTTGTGTAATGTCACGATATGTGACATTACTGATTAAAAAAAAGCTCCTGCACAGTCGTGTGGTAATAGTCAGCCAGCTTGATTTTGGTCTCATCTCTAGGGACTCTGCCACCACTCTCATACATAGCGATAGCAGATAGAGACACACCAACAGCAGCCGCGACTTCCTCGCGCTTGCGATTTCCCCTTGCGGCCACAAGCCGCTCAGCTACAGTCATTACAATGCCTCCCTTCTTATCGTGTCACGTTATGTGACATTCACATATTAGCACACTTTTTCCAGCGTGTCAACACAAATCGTGACAATTTGCTTGACATATATCACGTAACGTGATATTGTAAGCTCACTGGAGGTGACGCCA